CAATGTTGTTAATTTTAATGTGGAAGGTGCGAAGAAGACAAGTGTCAAAGTAGTCGGGACGTTTGAAGAACCTTGGTTTTGTGGTCGTGACGTATGTGAAATTCTAGAATATAAAGATATAAAAGACGCTTTACATAAACATGTACAACAAAAAAGTAAAAAATCATTGAAAGAATTGAGCGAAAAATGGTGCTTACGCGATAATCACCATTTTATTCTAGGGTCAGGAAACCTTTCTATAAAGTTTCCTCAATGTCAAGCCGTATACATCAACGTAAAAGGACTTGCGGCCCTTTTGCAACGTGGAAAAACTGGGTCTGTTGAAATAAAAGCTGCAATTCTACAACATCCTTTTATCAAAAAACATATAACTGCAGACTTCCTAATCATTCCAACAAAGGAAGAAACCTGGATAGGTGCAATTGTCAAATGTTTCCCTGGGCACACAATAAAAAGACAATATATTGTTGACGGATGTAAGATGAAATGTTTTTATAGAATAGATTGTTACTTTGAAGACTTGAATATTGCTGTCGAATGCGATGAAAACAACCACAAAGACAGAGACCCTCTCTATGAAAAAATTAGACAAGACTACATAATTCAAAAACTGGGATGTATTTTTTTCAGATTCAACCCTGATGCAAAAGACTTTGATATTTTTAGAGAGATTGGAAAACTCCAAAGTCTTGTTATAGACATAATCAAAAAAAATACCAAGATAGATTTTCTGACACGCGAAATTGAAAGTCTTAAGCTTGACAAGGAGGAAATAAAATATTAAGCTAGATTTTTATTCATAATTGATCAATTATGAATAGGCAAAAATTGATTTTTTTAATCAAGAATTATTAAATCCTAAAATGTTTCAAATCTCAGAGTCAACAAATGTTGTGCATTTTAACGTAGAGGGCGCAAAAAAGACAGATGTCAAAGTAGTCGGAACTTTTGAAGAACCTTGGTTCTGTGGAAAAGATGTTTGTGAAATTTTAGAGTATAGCAATATACATCAGGCTCTACAAATAAATGTTCAACAGAAAAACAAGAAACCATTAAAGGAGTTAAGCGATGAGGTGTGCTTACCGCGTAAGCACACCTCCGTCTTAGGTTCAGTTAACTTCAAAAACATGTCGTACAACGATGGGAAAACCGTATACATCAACGAACCAGGTTTATATGCTTTAATCCTAAGAAGTAAGGCTCCTTTAGCTAATCAATTTCAAGATTTTATATGCGGTGTTGTACTTCCCTCGATAAGAAAATATGGACAGTATATTCATTCACAGCAATTAGCTCTTGAATTCGAAGAGAAGTTAATGTTGAAAGATAAACAACGACAAGAAGCAGAACACCAATTGTTGTTGAAAGATAAACAACACCAAGAAGAAACAAAACAACGACAAGATGCAGAACAAGCTCTTATTCAGGTAAGAGCAGAAGCAGAATTTCAAAGTCGATATACAAATAAACTAAAAGACATGATCACCGTCATGAAATCTAGACAAAAAGACGAAATTATATATATCGCTACGACCAGAGCCTATGCTAAACAGAACAGATTCAAGATCGGAGGAGTTAAATCCAGATCTCTTCTTAAACCTAGACTATGTACTTACAATACAGGAAGGTCTGATGGTGATAAGATGTATTTTGCTTTTATTACAGAAACTACAGATTACCACCATCTAGAACAAAGAATAAACAAGATAATAGGAGATCACAAAGAGCACACAGGTGCAGAAATGTACTGCCTACATTATGATTCTTTGTGTCCCTTAATTGAATACTTAGCAGACAGGTTTGACGAAGAAATAAAATATCATAAAGTATTGTTTGATAAGCTGATCAAAGAGACACTAAATAAAGACCCAACAGTTCCTGTTCCTTTGATTTTAAACGGGGCTGAATATAAAAAGTATAAAGACGGTATAGCTGTGTCGACCCAAGTTTTGGATTTCGATGAGATGGACGAAAATGCAAAAAGGGAATTTGTGGATGGTATTTTTCGGGATTTCGCCAATTCCAAAGGCGAAGAGGTTTTGTTTAGAAAAGATTTTGAAGAATATATAACTCAACATGCAAAAGCCAAATTTAATAAAAGGGTGTTGTGGTCTTATTTAAAACAGATTCTTCCTGATACAGGTAAGAAAATAAAATATTAACCTGGAAATTTTTATTCATAATTGATGAATTATGAATAAAGTAAAATTATTTTTAATCAACAACCACTGCGACGGCAGGGCCCCGAGAGGGTATCAAACCGAGAAGAAATGAATTTTGTTTTTATTGTAAGATTTTAAATATAAAACCATCAACGCAGCCCGCTCGCGGTGCATGGCGGGTAGATTGAATTATGGAAACGACGTGACCATAACATCTCCTTGTGCGGCGGCTGCGGCACCATATACTTGATGTGTCATGGCGGTTTGAGCCATATCAACGCCTCCAATTGTTGTTTCCGTACCTCCGGTGGTGTTCCAGATCAAATTGGCTAAAGAGTTGCTTGTTTCATTATTTACACCCCCCATGACGTTCATTGCACCTTGTTGTAAATTAAGACTTGGGCTGGATGCTTGACTCGGGATAAACCAAGTCCCGCTTATCGGAACAATTGGAAGGTCTCCTCGAATAGGATCGCCCATTCCTCTTTGCCGACTGTTTTTATTAGCATAAATATAACGATCATAAACAATTGGTTGTTTAATTTGTCCATCATCGCTAATTAATGTGGCGGTATTAGGCTGGGCCACTGTCGACGTTGGCCAGGATGACGCACCTGCATCAACAGCTAAACTAAGAGCTTGTTCATAACTTGCGTTATTAGTTGGTACGGATAAAGAATGAGGGTTTAAAGGAACTCCTGGTGCCCCTATCATATTAGTAGTTTGCCATCCATCATCACAGTATGGTTCGATCGATGGGTTTTGCATCATCATTTTATCACATGCTGATAATTCTGAACCATAATTAACAACAGGTTTAGATGATGTTGATTCGTACGGCATTGCGACCGCGACACAATTTTGAGGGTCTGCGGCAGCCATTAGAGGATCTTGAGGAACCCCTAGTGTTTTATATTCGGGCATATTACCTTGTAAATATGCCCCGTAACCAACATTCGAAAACCGGGGGCTCAACATACTTTGATAATTTGGAATTTGGAAAAAATCGGGTTTATTACAATCTTTAAACACTTTTTCTACTTTTACAGATCTTGCCGGGGTCATCCAAAACCCTTCTTTGTTTGAATTATTTATATACACGATTCCTAGTACCACCAGAACCACAGTTGTAATTAATGCTAATGCGTTCATTTTAAAAGATAGAAGAATAATTTTCTTAAAATCTAAAGCTTGTTAATATTTTCGAGAAAATTTTATCTGGTTAAAGTTTAACTAAGAAAATAAAATAGTTTTCAGAAATTTGTTAAAAATTAGAAATAATGAATTTTATAAAATACCACGAACATAAATAGAAAGAAACAGAGGTAGTTGTTGTTATGGAAAAATAAAGAAATTATTAGATTTTGAAAATTTGTAAATCTTGAGAAGTTTATTTTATTATCGAATTAAACGCAGTTGTCGTAAAAACCCCTCGTTCGGTTTTATTGATCTTTTTTGAAGAATAAATAATAATGCTTCATCTGCGGTCATTTTACGTTTAATAATAAAATATGCAGCTAAAATAGTAGGGCTTCGAGATACTCCGGCAAAACAATGTACAAAAACACCTGTTCCGTTTAATAACCCGTTTTCAATAAAATCGGCAGCAAGATTAAAATGATCGGCAATGTTTTCGTTTTCGTGATCTTCTAGATCAATTGTTAAATAATTTATTCCTTTTACCTTTGTTATTTGTTGTGATTCATATTTATTTAGTATACTTATCACATGTGAAATCTTATACTCTTTTAGATGTTTTTTAGTAACAAAAAACATATTACCAAGAAATAATTTATCGTCAATCTTACTATACAAAGGTGGGTATTTAAAATTTTCAAACATTTTAAATATGTTGAATTCTTGTTTAAATCACCTCTTTCAATGATAAATAAACATATTTTAACGTTTATAAAATTTGAGAAGCTTTTCCGACTTTATTATTCGCCAGTTTGTGAAAAATATGAATTTCATATTTTTCATTTAAGTGTTGCCCCTTCGGTGGTAAAGAATACTTTGTTAAAAATCTTTATGTATTTTTTATCAAACTTTTATTTGGTATAAAAATGAGGGTTTTTGTTTAATTCTAACTGTTCGATAAAAGATTCTATTTGTTCTTTTTGCTCTGTTGAACACGTCTGTATATATTTATCAAAAAACCTTTTGAAAGATGGATATTTTTTATCGCGCAGCATTTTGGCTAAATATAAATCTCCTTTTATGATCGATAAATGAAGAGGGTTTTCTTCGTCTGAAGGGTGTTCTTTTTCATAATTAATTCGTTTATAAGCAGTTAACAAAAAAGGGACGGTTTTATGAGAACCACATAAAACAGCAAATGTTAACGCATCTAAAAAAATTTCACGAGTTCTGTTTAAAACATAACCTTTTGTTATTGTATCGTCATGGGTATCATCGTTTTTAATTTCAAAAGGTAAAAAAAACGAACGTTGCACAGGGACATATGTTAACGGACTAGTCCATCTCAGAGCTCCGTTAATTACACACCACATAGGTCTGTCTACAAAAAGATCTATTAAATAAAACCTGTCAAATCTGATAGCGGTTTTTAAAGCCAAATACGGGTCGAAATCAAATCTTAACAATTCATATAGACAAGGGTTATGTTCATATTTTATAGCTGTTCTAATGTACTGAGGGTTTTCTTTTTTATTAATTAAAAAATCTTGAACATTTTGTGGGATGTTTTTTTCTTTAGGTAGTTCCGTTTTATATTTTAAAAGCTGTGGAATCCAAGGTTCCTCCATTAATGAATAAATTTCTTCAATAACTTGACAACACATATATTTTTGATCATTATGTTCTTGTTCAAAAGAAAATATTTGACCCATTATAAACAGTTCTATCTATTTTGTGATGTTTTGAAAAATATGAATTTCATATTTTTCCTTTAACTGTTGCTACAGGTGCAATATTCTGGCGCTGTGGGTCTTTACTAACCTCTCAATACATAAATGGACAATATAGAAAGTACAATGACTTTGATACAAGGGAAAGTGTTTAGCCTTCATAACATGTTTTACATGTACACTCTGAGGCCACCATATTATAAAAATGAGGGTTTTTGTTTAATTCTAACTGTTCGATAAAAGATTCTATTTGTTCTTTTTGCTCTGTTGAACACGTCTGTATATATTTATCAAAAAACCTTTTATAAGATGGGCAATTTTTATCGTGCAACATTTTGGCTGAATATAAATCTCCTTTTATAATCGATAAATGAAGAGGGTTTTCTTCATCGCAATAACACGCTTCTTCATATTCTATATTAACCCGTTGATAAGAAGCTAATAAAACAGACAGAGTTTTATGGGACCCGCATAATACAGCATACGTTAATTCATGTAAACCGATATCTTTTACCGTACTACAATTTCTGCCACATTCGCAGATGCCAAAGTCGCAGTCGCAATATTTGAACCGTTGATCATCGTCACAGTCGTCTTTTAGAATTGAAAACTGTTTGAATGGTTGAATAAGAACGAGATTCATCCCATATTCCGAAAAAAGATTTATTAAATAAAATCTATCAAATTTGATAGCGGTTTTTAAAGCTAAATTAGGATCGAAATCAAATCTTAACAATTCATATAAACAAGGGATATGTTCATATTTTATAGCTGTTCTAATGTATTGAAGATTTTCTTTTTTATTAATTAAAAATTCTTGAACATTTTGAGGGATGTTTTTTTCTTTAGGTAGTTCCGTTTTATATTTTAAAAGCTGTGGAATCCAAGGTTCCTCCATTAATGAATAAATTTCTTCAATAACTTGACAACACATATATTTTTGATCATTATGTTCTT